GTGGTAACGAACAATAATCTATCCAAGGAGATGAGCGTTCACTGCTCAGTCGCGGGGGGTGGCAGCGGCGGGACCTCAACTCCAGTCGTCACCGTAACTACCGTGCAGGGAGATACATTAAACGCAGCGGCTCTAGGTTATCAGGCTAACACAACCTACGTAAATTGGTTCTATATCCTGAATGCAACTGGTGGCACTGCACCCTATACCTTCTCACTGGTGAATGGAACTACTTTCCCAGGTGTAACGGTCCATAACAATCAGACCACCACCACGTTCCTCAGTCCTACCGGGACTTCCGCACAGACCCCGTATACCGGGTGTTTCCTGTTGGTTAACAGCCTCCCCACTGTGTCTGCCAACTCCTTGAACTCAACTCTGAATTACATGGTTCAAGTTCAAGCGACAGATGCGAATGGTAACCAGTCTACGGTTGCAACTGTGCCCTTCACGGTTATCCCGATGACAACCTCAAGTTCCGGGCTGGCCCCGGCCCTTCAGGCTCTGACCAACACACTAACGGGCGGGCCTCTCTGGACCGGTGTGAGCGTCACCCCACTCGCACAGTCTATCACTTTGAGCACGAATGCTACCTGGACTCTGGATAGCCAGCTTCCGGCTGGATTGCTGCTTGCGGATCCAAGCGGAACAGTCTTGATGCATGGAACTTCCATCTCTGGTGGGGGTAATGCCACTGCCATCTACAACCAGACTATTCAACTGATTGGGACTCCAATCAATACAGCTAATGTGACGGTAAATCTGACCGCAACCGCACCGGGGTATTCAGCCTTCGCCGTTGCCATCCCACTGACTATTAACCCACAAACCGCTACTATCAATCTGACCAGTGGAGGTCAGGTTCAGCCGAATACAACTTACAGCCTTGCTCAAGGCAGCCCGTTCGTCAGTCTGCATGTTGAAGGGTTCCTGTCCGCTGCTTCTCCGGCTCCTGGGCTCATCACCAATCTTGGCACTCTGAGTAATCCAGTGGTTGTAAACGTGACCAACCACTATAACTCCTCCTATGCCCAGACTTATGATTTGTATTACACTTTCACTACTGCTTCGGTTGGAGGAACCGGAACCTTCTCTATTCAGAATGCCGGGAGTTTAACTGGCTCTGCTAGCTTTGTTGTTTCACCCCCAGCCCTTGCGGCACAAGGAAATACGGTCTCCTTCACCGTATCCGAGTACACTTCTGCAAACTTCATCATTTCCACCCCCCCGCTATCCATCAGTGGTGGGACCGCTCCTTACGGAGCAGTTTGCACGGTTGTGAGTAACCCAACCTACTTCGGTATAAACAGTAACGGACAGCCATTCTTCAACGTGGCTATGGGGCTTCCTGGGAATACTTACACGACTAACATTACCTATCAGGTGGCGGATAGCAGTGGAACCCCGTTGGTGACTAGTGTGGTCGCAACCATCTCAGTTTATGTGCAGGCCGAGACAATGAATACCGTGCAGTTTGTCTCTACCGCTCACGCATTTACCGCTGGTCAATCTGTCTCCTATTCGACGGCTGAGTGCATTCATGTTCAGCTTGGCCACCCACCTTTCACTTGGAACGTAACCTCTGTTTCGATGAGTTCTGGGGCTAGCGCCTTCATCAAGTCAAGTCCATCCAACGAACTTCTTGTGGTAAATAACTCTGCCTATCCTGTGACTTATCAGGATTATGCCCCAACTGACAACATCACTGGACTTTGGAACGGAGGGTTACAGCTATCCGGTCAGACTGGGCAGAGTTTCACCATCCCGGCATATGCAGGGGCTCCTACCGCAGGGGTTTACACCGTCACTCTTGGCATCACTGTTACTGATTCAACTGGGGTTTCTACCAGCGGGACCAGCATCATCACCCTGATTGTGGCTTAAACAAACGGATTTTCGACATCCTTAATAGAAGGCACCCGATGACTCAGATTTTGCGCCCAGTAACTGAAACCACTAACGATGGGTTTTATTTTGATCCTACCTTGCATCCAGCGAGTGTAGTAGTCAGCCCTTCGGGAGGGAATGAGTTTCCTTTTACCAGTGGGGGGTGGTGGTATAGTTCATCTCTCCCAGCGGGACAGGTCTCACCGTTTGGGGTTAATGGGCAAATCATAAATCCTTGGGCCACCAACTCCAATTCGAACATTCTGGTTCAACAATACCATACTGGGTTTAAAGCCTTGGCGGCTCCTGCCTCAGCGCAGGGAATGAACACTAAAACCGTGGTATATGGAGCGTTCCCAACTCTAACCGATAGCTGGGCTGACGGCCTTCTTTCAGTAGTCTGCGGCTACAACGCAATTGCTGCTCTAAAAACAGATGACACCGTTCCAACTATGGCTTTAGACTACTCCACTGATGGTGGGAATACCTGGGTGTCCATCACCAGTCTATCTTGGCCCACCACTTCTGACAACACAGGGTTGAGTGGAGGACTCTTTTGGTGCTATCTGGTGGAAACTCTAGGGCCGAACACGGCTATTTCCCACGGCACAAGCCTTCAGAATGGGGCTGTCCAACCCTGGTGGGGCATCACATCAGGAAATCAATATGATACCACCATACCCGGCATTACAGCCCTTGAAGCGGCCAGTATTTTGGTTCGCTTCACCCTTTCAGGCGGATTTGTTCTTCCAGTGGGTTACCCCTACTCTGCAAACGGAGCACCCTATTATGTGGGAACGGGTTGGCAGCTTGCCGATATTAGCTTAACAGAGGCGGGTGTGAAGGCGGTCCCCCCTAGCTCAGCCACTGGCACCACTGGAATCTCTGGACCAGTCAACGCAGTAACCATCACCACTGGGCCTGGAGCATACGGACAGTCTGATCTTGACTGGCAGGTAGCCACAATGACCGGTAACGTGGTGACTGGGACTTACATCCCAGCAAAGGCTATGCAGCCTAACCCAAACTGGGGGACGTTGGCTGGGACTACCTGGGTCAATGCGGGAGACGGCCCCACTCCCTCCACTTCCTCTACACCCAGTGGTGGGCTGAACACTCGCTATCGTTACCATACCACCTTCCTTCTGCCTAGCAACTTTTCTACAGCAACTCTTAATCTGGCCCTACTCTGCTCAGACTATTCCCCAAGAGTGGCCTTGAACAGTAATGTAATAGGGGCTCCTCAGCCAGCCATAACCAATAACGCCCCAAACCCCAATCCTGTTGCACCTCCTTCAACATATGCGACTTCAATTGGATTCGAAAAAGGAACTAACATCCTTGAAATTGATGTGCAGAATGGGTCGGATTGGACCGGATTAGATGTGCTGGCTCAGATTGATTACCAATTGAGTTCTGCTTCTATTTCGGGGAGTGGAATCGCTACCCCAAGCACAACAGTTGAGCTTGTGGCAGTGGGGGGGACGGCTCCATACGGCTTCTCCATCGTTTACGATGACCCCCAGACCACCCTCCCCAATCCAACAAGCAATGTAAGCATTGTAAACATCAGTGGACAGCCTTACCTTCAGGTGAGTGGGTCTTACATTCCAGCCGGAACATACACAATTCGTGTTCATGTGGTGGATACGGCGGGGGATTCCAATGACCAGATTGTCCCTATCAATGTCTTAAGCAACACGACATTTAACATTCTTAACGAGTCCATTGCTGTTGTTCCCACTGTTTTTCCATACCTAGGTTACTTAGAGCTAGAGCAGTATGGGGGCTCTGGAAATGTAGTTTGGAATGTGCTTCCCGCTTCGACTACTGTAGCCTCCGCTCTGGTTGAGGAGGGTACAGTAGGCTATACGGTGAATGGATTTGGCACCTACCACATTGGATTGGTTGCGGTAGACTCACTGGGAAATACCACTTCCAAAATTATCGCCGTTATTGCCACCTCCGACACAGGTTACAAGCTGGTCGATGGGCAGATCGAAATCTTATTTGTAGATGAAGCTGGAATCAAAACTGGCTCTCATCAGTTCAATATAGGAATTTCAGATAGTGCAAGTAATATAACAACCAGAACCTACAACTATCTTTTAAACACTACAACTTCTGTCATTGCTCCTATTCCTTATGCAATAAACAAATACTGGGCCACCTCAGATACTACCCCATACGATTTCCAGGTATCTGGAAGTCAGTCCGGTGTGGTAATCGGGACCTCTCCAGCGGTCACTCTAGCCAATGGCCTGACGGTATATGTGGATGGTCCATCCAAGTTTATCGAAGTTTCCGGACCCCCAACTACTTCTATCAACGCGATTGCCAATGTAAAGATCCCTCTCATCAGAGCAAGCCAAGTCATCGGCACCCTCAACCGCTCGTATGTCACGATCCCCTATGCGGGGAGCAGCCTTGAAAATCTAGGAGCAAACACAGTTATGACCGTTCCGGCGGTCGTAGGAGATTTCTTCACTCTAAACGTCCAGAAGCCCTACTTCAACTCCCCAGATAACGACAGGGATGCGACATGGTATGTTCGAGTCCAAGCAGGCTCCTCTCTCCCCACTGGATTGAGCCTGGATCAACATACCGGATTGATATACGGACCAGTCGAAAGTGCCAACACCTCTCCCGCAATCATCGAATTTGTTAATCAGAGCGGCGTTGTTGTTGGAACCTTCACTATCAACTTCAACTTCTTTGCAAGTGACTACACACTGATCGAGAGCCTTCCAATCGGAAAGCTGGGATCAGTCTACAATGGGTTCATCACCTCCACCTCAACCGATGCTCTGACTAGCGGTTCCGTGATTTTCGGAAATATGCCAGCCGGTCTCACCATTACAACGAGTGGTAACACTCTGCTTATCACCGGCACTCCCACCGAAGCTGGTTATTTTGACTTCTGGGTTAACTCAATCAGCAGCACTGGAAAGAAGGGCTACATTTATAAGCGATTGGAAGTAACGTTTATCGCCCCCCTTGCCATCACCTCTACTGTCATCCCCTCCGTCATCTCTACTCAAAGCTACTCCCAGCAACTCACCGCTGTTGGTGGGGTGGGTGGCTACACATGGACCGTCTCTTCGGGAACTCTTCCAAGCGGGGTTACTTTAAGTGCCACCGGTTTGCTAAGTGGTATCTCCTCAAATGTAGGCTATGCTCAGTCCATCACGTTTACCGTGACTGACTCAGATGACAACATCTTTAATCAGGCCATTCAGGTAACGGTGGAATCTGCTCTGACTATAATCAATGCTTCCCCACTACCTAATGTGGAATTGAATGTCCCTTACAGCCTCAAGTTGTTGGCACAGGGTGGCACTGGAACTGGTTATGTCTGGGGAGTGTCCCCTTCTTTACCAACCGGACTTTCGTTAAATACCAGCACCGGAATTATCAGCGGGACCGTAGCGGGGGCAACCCTTCCAATCCCTGCTTCAGTCCTGTATGGTATCACCATTTCTGTTACCGATTCAGGCAGCAACACAACCTCCTCCCCGTTTAATCTATCGGTTGTCCCCAAGCCCCCACCCTTGGGAATTAATGTATCGGGGGTGGGACCAATCACCAGAGGTGGCAACTATTCCGCCACTCTGACCGCCACCGGCTCTGGAGTCCTTCCCTACACTTGGTTGTTTTCCAACCCAGCCTCAGCCCCAGCAGGTTTACAGATCAACGCCAATGGCGTGGATCAGGGGGGAACCGCTTTTATCAGCGGGGTCACCACGGCTGTGTTGAATAACGTGTCAGTTGAAGTCACGCTGGCTGATAGTGCGGGTGGACTGGTTAATGGGTATATCATTCTCAATTCTATCGAAAGCGTGGATATCCTCACCCCTGGTCCAAATCTTCCACAAGGCCAGACGGGATCCAACTACTCCTTCAATCTTTCTGGATTTAGTAACAACCTACCTCTCACCTGGGCCACAACTACTCCCCTCCCGTCTGGGATGTCAATGAACTCTGCCGGAACCATCACGGCTGGTAACATCACGGCGGGGACCGGAACCTACAACACCACTTTCCAACTGACTGATGGGATCAGTGATACCACCACTGCAACCTTTAGCATCACTATTGTTAACACTACATTAGCCATCACCACCTCTTCACTCCCCATTATCCCCAACGGGCAGCCTTTTAGTTACACGCTAGCTGCGACCGGAGGGAGCGGAACAGGTTATGTCTGGGAATGTTCTGACCCCGCAAGTGGTGGGCTGTTGGCAAATGGGTGGACCGTTACGGTTGCGGCAACAGGAACCCTGGCTACTACTGGAGCAACCGGAACCTACACAGTGTCAGCCACGGGAGGTAGTGGTCTCTACTCTGGAACCGGTCTGTTCCCTTGGTCAACTCTGACAAATACCGTTCCTGCCGTTTCTGGTTTGACCAAGACATTGTTCTACAACTACGTTGGAACCGTCCAGGTTACCGACACGGTTACCAACCAGACCATCAGAGGCGTGATCAACATCCCCTTCCAGCTTTCCCCAACCGATACTCTGCCAAAAACAGTCTCTTCTTCTCAGTCACTCAGTAACAGTTGCAATCTAGCCTCTGTGCTACCCACCGGAGTTAGTCTTTCAGAGGGTGGGGTTCTCGCCACTACAGGGACAACTGCGCTCTTCAATCAACCAGTTGAGTTCACCGTTACTGATTCGGATGGAGCTACCGTCAGCGCAACCTTGAATCTCCAGGTGCAAACCATCACTCCTTTGGGTGCGCTACAAACTGGACCTGACTCTATCAGTGGGTCGCAAACCGGCTTCTTGGGTACAATCGGTTTAGTTCCTGGCGACATTCAAGCCATCAATCCCCGACCCAACCAGAGCTTCTATATTTATGGAAGCGGCATCCCAGCCGGGGTAACAGCTTCTCAGCTTCAGGTCACTACCACTGTCAATAGCAACACTGGAGCCTACTCAAATATGGTGGGGGTTATCGAGTCAATTAGCAGCACTGGAATTGTCGTTATTAAACTAGTATTTGAGGGGCTTCAAAATGGTTATATGACCAATGCTCCTCTTGGAATCCAAAGCAATTCCTTGGATATTACACTAATTAATACTGCCAATGGGGCCAAGGCCAGTGGAACCTTCTCATTCCAAACCATTAATCCTGGAGTATTAACAATATTGCAGGGCTTCTTGGTCGCTCTTCCAACCTATTAAGAGGAATTAATGTCTTCCACTAATCCAGTTCCATACATTCCACTCCTCGAAGGTTACTCGGGGTATGTTTACTTGACAAATAGCACTACAGTGGCGGGGATAGTTTACGCAACTGGAGCCAATCAATCCGCCACACAGCCACTGGCCCTTCAAAATAACGTAATTGGGTTTTCAAAGGCACTGGGATCTGGGCAGGGTAGATTACAAATAGCTTATGATTCAGTAAGTGATACCACTCAGCTTCAATATATTGGTGGGAGTCCCACCTCCCCATTCACTTGGGACCCAGCGATGGCAGATAATTTTCCAGTCTCAATCGCATTGACTGATATCGCCTTTATAAGTAATTCTAATCAGTATGACCTCTATACATTTATCCCCCCAGCTTCTGGAGCAAATGGACCTGGGTCCGGTGGTTCTCAATTTACTTTTGATGTGTGGGCTCTCTGTCAGCCCCAAGTTGCTTCCATTTCTCCGACTAGCATCGTAGCTGATGGGGCGACTCATGTTATCACGGTGTCTCTAGTTAGAAGGCTGCACAGCTCACAGTCCCCCACCTTCTCACCCTCCATTACTGGGAGCGGTGTCACTCTAGGAGCCCCCACCCCAATCACCAATGCGAATGGGCAGATCACGGGGTGGAGCATGACCGCTACGGCAATTGCTGCTCAACCTTCCTCCATGCAGAGCCTCGTTTTTGCTTTCACTGAGAATGCCACTTACCTGAGTGGAGACACAATTGTAACCCAGGCTCTAACCTACCCATCTAGTGGTTGGAGTTTCAGTATTGTCTCAGAAGTTTCCTCAGCCATCCCCATTGCCACAACGGCTGCTACACTGGTCGGGGGCTCCGGAACTGACGTCATTCACGGCATCGTAACCGCTACCTCTAGTGTCATCGCTGGAGGATTGACAGCTCAGATAACCCTCACTTCTGGAACTCTGTCAGATCTGACCGCTCCGGTAAATATTGTAGCTATGCCTGCCAATTTTGTTACGGGAACCTCTTACTCTAGTCCTAAACTCCAGAGTATCAATAATCGGACAATCGTTATGGCTATGGAAAAAGTTGGAGCCCCAACCATAGTAATTAATGCTCAACAGGACAATGTTTATCAGCAGCAATACTATGCAAATTTTGATACATCCACGCTGCTGCTAGACCCCTCAGGGAACGCTTACCCAGAGTGGTCAATTGGCTATTCAGCAACTGGTCCAACTGTTCCTTATACAAATTGGTTTGGATCTTTTTATATCAATGGAAACCTAACTGGGAGCACTACAGCCTACACTATTTACGCTCTGGTCGGTGGGGATGAATACTCCTATTCGTCAGGCGTGTGGTTTGATGATAAGGGAAATCCAGCTACCAATCTGTATTTCAGTGGCACGGTTCCGTTCTATATCTCCCCCAACTGGAACCCAAAGAATGTGGTAAATGCGGCTCCAGAAGTTGTCTCCTTGATTCAGTATCAGATTGATAGCGGATCCTTTGTTACTGCTAATCTGACTACAACTTATACCAACCCTGTGAACGGAGACATTGCTATGGGTCTTGCATCTATCGATACGACTCAGTTCTCTGTTCCGACTGGAAATCATACAATCGCATGGAAATTGACAACCGATTTGGACCCCGGAGCCTCGCAAACACAGGTGCAGACTGGCTCTATCGCCTTCTCTACGGATCAGAGTGCTATCGGTGGTACCATTCCAGACTACACCGTCTCCACCACCTCTGCAACAACCCAGACGTTTGTCCAGGATGGGACTTCTTCTGTTGCTTGGGTGCTCAAATACACCCCCCGCTTCCTCTTCGTCGGCACCTTGAATTTCACTGTCACAGGTCAGCCTTCTGGAACAACTTTCATTTTCGCACCCACCACCCTCAGCTTACTGCCAGGGGGGACCGCATTGACTACCACACTGACCGCTACGGCCAATGGTGCGCCACCCAGCCCAGGCTACAATATCACCATTCACGCCAAATCCGGCATGTTTGATGCACCTCTCAACGTATTACTAGCCGTGGAAGCTGTGGAGATTGCCCCCGCTCCTCCATATAATGATAAAGGTCAGGGTTATTAGTGAGGATTAAATGACATCTCCGTATAATTACGCCCTGCCCGGTCCTCCCTTCAATTTCTTGGGACACATGTCCCAAACTCAAAATGATTCTCTGAACACCTGGATTACCAGGAATAGCCCAAATCAACCTCTGGCTATGGCATGGTATCAAATCAGAGCGAACCAGTTGAGAAAGTCGGCTGGTTTGCTGGAAAAATATTATGCGACTGAATATCCCGATATATCTGCCCCACAGCCAATGCTTCCTAGTTTTCAAAAAGCAGAGTGGCAGCCTGGACCGAGTGGCCACTTTACCTATGTGAACGGGAATGACCAACTCAGTGCCGTAAACATGAGCAAGATAAAAAATTATTATCAGTATATGTTACAGCGTGATGATGAGGGGATGTTCTGGATGAATTGGTTACGGAACCATATAGAGCGGCATGAAGACATGGCCAATTTACATAATGATGCGGAAATTCAAGTCCCATTGCTTCAGACTGAGTTAACCACTATGTTTGGAAAGAATGAGTATCAGAATGTTCTTGTTGATGACATCAAAACTCCAGTTGTAGGTGTAAACAACATTTCAATTCCTGGGCCTTACTTCCGTGTCAATCAGTTAGATCAGCCGACCGCATGGGAACTCTCTCAATTCAGCCACCTATCCAGTGGGGCTGCAATTCCGGGTACCCCTCAACAGGCGGGTGCCGGAAGCTAATCCAACTATCTGGCTATCCGGAGCTATTTTGAGAGAACTATGTCCTACGATTTTGATGTGCGCCTATCCCCCTGCAACCACCTCCAAGTGAAGGAGAGGATGACGGTTGATTTAACGGATCTTAAAACTCTTCTCTATGCCAGCCCCAATGCCTACCAGGATGCTATTCATATCAGGGGAACGGTGAGTGCCAAAGCCTCGGTAAAGGTGTTCATTTCAGGTGTGGAGATTCCTCAAAATCATCCGCAATACGGTTGGGATGTATGGCCTGATACCTCTTTTCCCGCCTCCGCTCAACTCTCTAAGATCATGTTTCGACAGTCGATGCGGTTGACCAACCCGGTCATAGAGATTCAATATATCACAGTTGCAGCCTACTGTTTGAAGTGCAACGGGTTCAATAAAGTAAATGACTACACGATTGCCCAAAATGGATCCTTCCTACATGTATGGGAGTTCTACAAACTTGTTCAGCGCATTTACAAGTTTCTCTTAACTTCCAACTGTATATTTTATCCTGCCTTTACCTCTCAATTAAAAAACTTCATTGGACAAAAGTTTCTAGGAACTGAGGATGATATCTCTAATGAGTGTTCAAACGCACTGGATAATCTGAAGAGGATACAGCTAGCTCAAAAAAATGTGCAGGTATTGACCCCACAGGAAGTGTTGAAGGATATTGAGAGTATTAGTTCAGTAAGGAATACTGAGGACCCCACTATTATTACAACAAATATGATGGTCTCCTCT